CATCTTCTTCTGAAGTTTCAAGGATAAAGTTTACAGCACCGACCGAAGAAAGTTTAGCTTTATCTGAGTCAGACAAAGTGTTAGCCCATGCGTTGTATTTCTTGCTTCTTTGCAGCAGTTTGTTTGCTGCCTCTATTCGTGCTGCTTTTGCCTTTCCGCCAACAAAGCCAGCTTCAACGCCTTGGCGAATTGCTTGAGCAAGTGCGGGATCAGATAGTAAGTCTGATGCGGCTTTGGCTCTGTTTGTGCTGGCTGAAATAATGTCTTGCACCACTCCGCCAGCCAATCCTTTGGTTGCAACGTTTGCCGCAGTGCCAGCAGCCTTTCCTGCTAGGTTGCGCAAGATGCCTGACTTTTCGTCAAACATTGCATTAATTACGCCTGTTGGTTTCTTATCTTTTAGCGCAACTGCTATGCCGTTTGCTATCACATTCATTGCATCAAGTTTTGACAAGGCATCCTCTGGCAAATACTTGGCCATTTCTTTTCTAACCGACGGATTGCGCAAAGTGTCTGCATGCCATTTTGCGTATTGTGTTGCGTCCAGCCTGTCAGCGCCTTGGGCTTCACCTCTAAACGCTTTGTTTAGTGAAGTAACAAGCAGGGATTGCCTGTCTTCCACAGGTATGCTTTCCATCGTGCGTTTAAAGTCTTCTACTTTGCCAGCCTTCAATCGAGTTAGTGCGCCCTCAACTTCTGGAATCACATCTTTCTGTAAATCCCTGCCAAGCAAGTTTTGCAATCGCTCCTCAACGCCCTTGCGCTTAGCAACGATTGCCTTTGCTTGCTTTACATCATCAGCCAATCCCTGAGCTTCAGCCATTGAGTCCATGTCTTCTGTGATGTTGGCGTATAAGCGCTTTAAGATTCCTGAGTCGGCATCTTTAAACTGCCCCTCTTTCTTGTATAGAGCTGCGCCTATTTGCTTGCGCGTCTTGTCCATATTGGCGTAAGTGGCTGGCACTTGAGACACTGAGCCATCTGGCATTGTTTTCTTCCTTGGCGCTAGTGACTTCATGACGTCTTTAACGACTGTCGGCACATCTGGATCATCAACGCCGAGCGCTAAATCTGCGTATTCATCTTGGATGAATTTAGTAGTCTTTGCTGGCTGTGCTGGCGCTTTCTTGTCTATGCGCTCGCCAATAGATTGATATGCCTTTTGCGCCTCATCTTCCATGTCCGTGATTGTTTTCGACATCTTGTCGCGAAAACGCATTGACGCTTCAGGCTTATCTAAATTGCCGCCAAACTCTTTAATTAATTTGTCTGCTCTAGCTGTAAGTTCTTCAGTAAACTGCAACCCTTGAGCGGCAATTGGCGAGCCTGGAATAGCAGACAGTCCCATTTCGACGCCGCGATATTCTGGATTCATTGATGAGAATGACGGCAGAGGCTCTGAAGTTATTCCTAGCTTCTCTGTGGCTTTAAAAAACGCAGGGTTTGGATTGACAATATCAGCAACGTTGCCGACATTTCCAGACTGGATTGTTTGCGCCGCTTGCTTCATTTGTGCTGACTCATCTAGCAACCCAGTAGCCTTACCTTGCAATGATGCCGCCCTGCCAGCCAGATTTGAGCTTGCTGCTGATGGCGCTCTGAATCCAACAGCTTGCATCGCAGCTTCAGGTAATGCAGAAGCTAAAGCGCCAGCTAGTGGGCTTCCTGTTGCGTTATATGCAATATCTCCAGCCCCCTGGCTTGCCGCTTGCATCGTTTCGCCAATCTGTTTGATTATCGGCGCTTCGCCTACATTTTGCAGGTATTGCTGTCCGGTTTCTGTTCTTGGCTGATAAGTGACATTTTGCCTGAACTGCTCTGCTCGTTGCGCTCCAGCGTCAGCTCCGTCAGTTAGCGTTCTTGCCAAGCCTACCAATCCTGATAAAGGCTCCGCGACAGTTCCAGTCGCTAAAGTCAAAGCAGCTTCACCAGCACCCATAAGCTTTTGTGGGAAAGTTGATTCCTTTTCAACAACTGGCTTTTGCAGGTCAGCGAAAATCTGCTCAAGCTCTTGCTCAGTTGGCGGCGAGTCGCCTGTTAACTTTACTGTGCGCCCTGTGTTTGGGTCTGTAACTCTGTATGTTGGCATTATTCGACCTCAATCTTAAAGCGACCGACATTGGCTGGTGGTGTTCTAGTTGCTGACGGCTGCTGACTGGGCGCAGATCCAGCTTTCTCGGCAAGCGTCTTTTCAATCTTGCTGGCCAGCGCGTTCAATTGAGTGGCAACAGCCTGTTCTGAGCCTTTAATGCCTTTGTCATCAACTCTCAAACCTGTGGACAAGGTTTGCAATAACTCCATATCTGCTTGTGTCAATACGCCCGACATAAGCTTCAAGTTTTCAGCAGTCAGCATTGCAACAAGCTGCTGGGCTTTAATAATCAAGTCTCTTGATTGTGGATTGAATGTCGGAGTCTCTGCCATAACGCCCGTAACAGAACCAAGCTGCGGACTATTGGCGATTTCTTTTGCGAGTGTCGCCGCTTGTCTTGAAAGGTCAATCTGCTTGGCTTTTCTGGTTTCTTCTTCTTTTGCCAAGTTTTGCGCTTTATCAGCTTCAAGTTGTGCTGATTTCAATTCAGCCTGACCCGTAGCAGTACCCTCAATTGCTTCAACTTCGCCAGCCTTTCTAGCGCCAAGAATCGGGTTCAGCCCTTGCTCTGTAGCAATGCGAGCCTGACCTGCACCCATGCCAGAAGCAAATGACCGCTCATACGGGTTGATGATTCGCTCGTAAGCGTCTCTCTGTTGCTGCTCTGTGGCGTTAGGGTTTAACTGTTTCCAGTATTCAAACTTTGCAACGTCAGCAGGTTGTGATTGCTGCATCATCTGGCTAGGGTCTTCAGGGAATATTCCAGCGGACTTTAACATTTTAAATGTGCCAGTTAGGGCGTCCATTTTGCGCTGCGGGTCCAAAGACTTCATGCTTTGCAGTGATTCATAGACACCATCTGATTGACCTTTAAACCTTTCAGCAGTTTCATCAATGAGCTTGTCTTGTATCTTGGGGTCGTCCTGCATGATCGCAGCCATTAATGACATTCCAGCAGGCTGCAATTTCTCCATTCCGTACCTTTGCTTCAGCGCCTCCATCTCTTGCGCCTGAGCATCAAGATTCATGCTGCCTTGCTTGAGATTCATAAGCTGCTGAGCCGCAGCAGGGTCTTTCGCCATGAGCTGCTGAATAACTGCGTTATAGTCCTCACCCGCGTTGATGCGGGCTTGGGCTTCTTGTAGTGCGTTTTTGCTTTTGTACTGACCAAGCATTTGACCGATAGCTTGACCTGAGCGGAGACCGCTCTCCAGCCCTTGAGATTGCAGTAAAATATTTGCGTCTAACATTTAACCCCCTCCGCCAAAAACAGAGCCAAACAATGTGCCAAGCGTGTTTTTGAGTGTGTTGTTTGCACCTATTGTACCAGCAGACTGAGAATTGCCAATCTGTGTTTGCAAGTTTGCTAGATTAGACCCTTGACCTGTTGCAAGGTTAGCTAATAGCTGAGCAATTGAATTCTGCTGATTCGCACCAGAGGTTGCGCCGCCGATAATTAACTGCATTAATTGCTGAGCTGAACTTGAATCAAGTCCTGACAGCATCTGACCAAGGTTTAACTGATTTCCAGACAACTGACCAGTAGTCGCATTAGTTTGATTGGCAACATCTCGACCCGCTTGCGTGCGAAGGCCAGACAATGCTTGACCTGTTCCGCTAATTGCGTTACCGATGTTTTGACCTGTGCCGAATTGACCTTGAGCGATATTCTGCCCGATGTTGCCCATAGCGCCTGATTCATTCTGACCTAAGCCAGAAAGGATTTGCGCTAAGTTACCGCCAGCACCACTGATTGCGCCGCCAGCTAACTGACCAGTGCCCATTTGATTTTGTGACACGTTGCCAGCGGCATTGCCTACCGCGCCGGATTGCAACTGTCCAAGGCCCGAGCGCAAGCCTGATACGTTTTGGCCAACTTGATTCAGGATGTTAGCGCCAAACTGTCCAGACTGATTGGCAAGGCCTGCAAGCTGACCGCCTAAGCTGCCTTGAATGCCTGCTTGTTGACCGTATAACTGACCTTGCTGACCTGCAAGCTGTGCAGAAATGCCAGCGCCTGTGGTGCCTGCTTGCTGCTGGAATCCAGCCTGATTGGTTGACGCCTCTTGACCGCGACTAGCAAGTGAGCGCATGTTCTCAAGTTGCTGTTGCTGGTTCTGTGCAGCCAAGCCAATGCCGCGTTCTTGTAGCGCTGCCAGTGTAGAGCCACCACGCAAGCCACCTGTTGCAGCAGCGTTACGCAGTACAGCTTTCTCGCCTTGTTCGCGTAAAAACTTCTGCCCTGGCGATTCCATAAACTGGTTGATGGCCTGCTGTTGTGCAGCGCCACCCATCGCGCCAGATAGCGCAGCTTCCTGACCAAGTGCAGTCTGTCCGGTTTGTGCGTATGGGTTCAGCGTGTTGACTGCTTGGCCAGTGAACTTGTCGATGTTGCCTAACGCTCTATCTTCACCAGTCTGTAACGCTCCAACTCCAGCACCAATGGTTGAGCCTACGCCCGCTAACGTGCTGCCAATATCCTGCCGCGCTTGACCGTAACCTTGATTCGCAGCGCCTAATGCTTGTGCGCCGTATTGGTTAAGCGCTTGCTCTGCACCGCCGAAGCCTTGGTTCAAATAACCAAGCTGACCCTGCAAGCCTTGCTGCAATGTGTTGGTTGATTGATTCAGTGCGCCACCGTATGCGCCGAGCTGACCTTGCAAGCCTTGGTTAATCGCATTAGCTGAGCCTGTAGCGCCTTGACGTAATGCACCAAGCTGATTGCCTAGCGTGTTTTGCAAAGTGCCTGTAGCTTGATTCAAGCCAGTTAAATAAGCATTGGTTTGACCTTGCAAGCCTTGCTGTAACGCCTGCTCTGAGCCTGCCAAGCCGATTCCTGAAGTGTCAACTTGATTCATTGTTGGCGCTTGTGGCATTTGTGTTGGAGTGCTGCTTGTTGGCATTTGCGTTGGCATCATCGGTTCAGAAATGGGCATTGCAACGCCGCCAACGTTTTGCTGCGACTGTATCGGCATGCCAAACTGACCGCCCGCCGAAGATGGAGCCATTGGCATTTGACCATTAAACAGCCTGTCTTCTTGCATCATCTCTGGAGTCTGTGCAACTTGGTTGCTCATCACCATGCCGTTTTGCAGGCGTGAGCGTAAACCTGATGTTGGCATGACTGACGGAGCTAGTTGTGCTTGTTGTGGCAGTTGCATTTGTGAAGGTCTCCCGAGCAGTGCAGCCATTGCTTGATCGTTGCCGCTTTGAATAAGTTGGTTTGAGTTGCCAAAAGCTTGTTTGAGAATGTCAGCAGATGAGGCTTTGCCTTGGCCTAGAACGCCTGCCGCCTGTTGATAGGCTTGCATGATGTTGCCGTATTGCGGCCCCATTAAGTCCATGATGGACTTTCGAGCATCCTCATAATATTTAGTGTTGATAGCCTGCGCTTCTTTGCCTGCCGCCATCTGTTGTTGTGCTGCTTTCTTTTCGGCACCACCTAGAAATGTGTCTTTAACCCAACCCATGTAACACCTCTGCTTTTGTTGCGCCTAGATACAGTTGGTCTATCAACTGTCCTTGGCGCAGATAACTTTGTCTGTTGATGCCCTCTAGCCGGAACCCGAAAGCCTCTGAGAAGGCGATCACATTCGGATAGCAAATAGGAATAAGGGCAGTTAGTTTTTCAGCTTGCGAAAAGTTATCGAAAAAGAATTTCAAGATAACTTTTGCTATGTCTTTGGATTTCTGTCTCTGGGTCGGTAGCACGTGCGCGTGAATGTCGAAAACCACAGCGCCCGTTTTATCAAATATAAATACAGCAGCTAACTCGTTATCAACGTCACAGGCGATGAAAGCCGCCTTGTTTACATCAACGTCAATATTTTGACAGTCGCCCTCTGTAATGGTCTTGAGTATTTGCGGCTCTTTCAATACTGACAGCACTTCATCAGTATCAAAAGTCCTTCTAGCTATGATAGCAGCAGCCATCCTGAAGTATCTCCTAGCCTTGTTCGCTTTAAGTATACTTCATCCGTCAAAATATTGACATAGAGCCAAAATCTTGGCGCGTCGATTAATCCCTCCGGCGAGCCTTCACCCTCAATGCCGTTTAACCTGCCTGATACGCTTTCGCACCAATTAGAAAAAACCTGACTTGGCAAGCCGCCTAAAGTGATTTGCGCCGTCCTGCGTGGTGCCAATATTTTATCTGCCGCCATCGAAATCACCTATTAATCCAATCACAGCTAGCTTTGCATCGTCTGCGTAGTCGAATTGATACACACGAGCATTTCGACACAAGCCGAGACGATTCCATGTCGGGTATTGCGTATACTCGCCAATCTTGCCGATGTTGCGCGTTGATTCAGTGGTAAACGTTTTGCCGCCGTCGTTGGAATAGGACATATCGATAGACGGTGCGCGACCTTCCACAGTTGCGGTGCCAGCCTCTACGATGAGCTGTACCGAGTTCCAATAGGTTGCGCCTTCTGCGTTATTGAATGGTCCAGCCGTCCATCTGCGACGTATAAACTCGCCAAACTCTTTAAAAGTGTTGATAGACAAAACGCCAATTCTGCCGCTCCTGTAATCGCCAACAAAGAACCTGTTATAAGCCTGCACGACACAGTTAGCGCGCCAGCGACCTTCTATGCCACCAACAAACGACTTGCGCTCATGCCATACAGGTTTCTGCGCTAGCTGGCTGGCTTTCTGGTCGTACACGATACAAGTGTCTGGCAGAATCCACCCTGCGAAAACAGCGCCGTTTTGCGAGTAGCTAAACCCGATAATGCCAGCGATTTGCTCAGCAGAGTATTTCAGCAATAAAAACTCAATCGCGCCCGTTGAAATCTTTTGAAAGTTGTTGCCGTCATACTGATAAATTGACGCCTGACCGCCAATATCAGAGCCAACGAAAGCGAAGCTGTTGGACATATCAACTACAGAGTTTTTCGCCTTGATGCCGATAGGCATAACAAAGCCCTGCACGCGCTTAAATGGCAAGCCCACTAAAGTGCCTTGGTTTTGCCAAACTTCAGTCGTTTCTGAGCCGCCGACAAACAACTGAGAGCGTGATGCGTGAATGGCTGTTATATCGTCAGGGTCAGCCTCTGCCTCTTCAACGTCCAACCCATCATACGACAAACCATCATTCAAGCCTGAGCAGAACACGTTACGCTGCGACTGATGCACGAAATAGCCGTCGATATAAACCACCTGCATTGATGGTCCCAAATCGTAATAAGCTGGCGCAGTTATCTCTGTCAAGATTCCGGTTGATGCGGTGTAGATGTAGCCTTTAATGCCCGGGACAACGATGCACAACTGCGAGCCGTTATTCGCCATTGACACATATTCAGCGCCATCAATCGCGCCAAGCTCCGTGAATGAAAAAGACTCGACGCCTGAGAATGATACGTTCCTGTCTACGCGGTAAAGCTTCTGACCGTTGACGAAATAAGGCACGCCAGCCATAACATGAGCGCCGCGATTCTTTTCTGCTTCTCCGGTGTTGAGGATTAAATCAATACCAGGAGCCTGAAACAGTTGCGCCTTGGTGTAGCCCTCAGTCTCGGGGATGTTAACGTACATATTCGTACACTGTTGAGAAGCCACCGGAGTGGAGCTTGAAACGTAATAACCTGTCGCAATAGGTAATTCAGTCCGCATCAGTTCCACCTGTCAATTTCAATTGCTACGCCGTCGCCGTCATTGTCGAATGCTAAGCAGCTAGAAAGTAACTCATCAGCCTTCGCCTTGATTAGCTGTTGACGGTCAGCGGGTACTCCGTATTCGTCCATCATGTAACAAGCCGTTTGATAGGCTAGACACATAATCCACTCGTCAGGAAAATCAACTTCATCCAGATTGGTTTCGTTCACGATAAACGGACGTTGCGCCGTGAAGCGTAAAACGTTTTTATCTGAATAAGGCGTTGGCCATAAGTACATGGTGCCAACTGGCGTTTGCGGGTCGTAATACCAATTAGATGCGCTGCCCTGCGTTAGCTTGACAGGCTGGTCAAAGTAAGTGTCACGGCTGAATCTGTTTACCGGAATCTCTGAACTCTTGATTGAGTCCGAGTATTGCGCGTTACGCACTCGAAGCGCACGCGGTGCAACGTCGAAAAAGGTATAAACTAAATTTCCTGAGTCAGCAGCAGCGGGTAGAGCATCCGTTAACGTAATCACATTGCCAGCGGGCGCACCATCAACAACAGTGAAAAAAGACTCACCGTTATTGTCAAATACTGCGATAGAATCGCCGTCTTGCACGCCTGACGCGCTGTTAACTGTCACAGTAGTTGCACCCGTCAATGCGTTAGCTGTTAGCGATAGCGTTTTTAAATACTCTTGCGTAGTAATGTAAGTCGCGCCTGCACCCATCTGATATGACGGCACACCTTTTTTGCACAATAGAATACAAAGACTCTCCAGCCACAAATGATTGTACTCAGTCGCAATCCATGCAGTAACGCTATTAAGCGCCTGCATGCCGTCGTTTCTATCCTCAGCTTGTAACGGCTGGTTTCTGTCCAATACGCGCAATACGCGAAGGGCTTTCTCAATGACGCTTAATGCCGTAGCCATTACAAATCATCTCCTGATGTTGGAGTGTAAAAACGCAAGTCATCGTCGTTGTCAGACTCAGGGCGTGCATCTTTGACGCTTTGTTTATCGACATAACCGCGAATGTTTAACTGCGGGTGTTTCGGGTCGTAGCACTCGCCGCATGCAAGCAGGTTGTTCCACTGCATCATGCAATCCGAGCGCTTATAAACAAAACCGCAGACGTCACAACGTACATTGTGATCGCCTGCTATGTAAACTGTTCTGCCTGATTGTGACATCTAGTGATGTTCCTTTTGGCTTTGCCGCCCTCGGTTGAGGGCTTTTTGTTATGCTAATCTATAAACAGTAACAGCAAACTTAGTGGCGTTAGCTAGTTGCGCCGCTGCACCCGTGGTAGTGTTAACAAATCTTACAGTGCATTGCGTTGTAGCCTTCGTCGCCTCGTCCACATACACACCAACGTTATTGCCCATGTAATTCTGAGGGGTAACTAAAACGCCGTAATCAGCACTTGGTAATACAGGAAATGTTACGTTAAAGCTATTTACGCCAAACGCGCCGATAGCTCCAGAAACGTACTGTTTTACGATTTGAACCTGCTGGTTGTCATTTGTGGCTAGGTTTGTTCTGATGCAGTTGTATGCAGCACCTAAGTTCCCATTAAAATTCCAATACGAAACATTCCGCATTGTAAGCGCAGAGTTTGGATATCCGGCAGGCAGACCTCTGGCCATAAGTGATGCGCCTGTAGCTGATAAACCAGTTACAGTTAGAGAGGCTTTTGTGTCAAACAAGTTAAATATGTCGTTACCGTTTTGGCCGCCTGGGTTTTTACCAAGAACCTGCACGCCTGACAGACTCACCCCAACAACAGCTTCAGCGGAGGCGTTATCGGCTCCAACATCAAACGCGACAGTGTTGTTTTGCAGAAGGCCTTCAATATGAGTGCCGTGAAAGAAACATTGTGGATATGCAACGCCAAGCGTATTTCTAACTTTGACGTGGGCTGTCGAAGTGGTATGTTCAAAAGCTCCGCCGAACACCGAGATGCTCCTGCATGAGTCTATATCCAAACAAAACGATTCTGAGCGGTTAACCCAAACAGTCCTCAGCGTAACAACAGTGCAATCATAAAGCCTAACACCGTAGCTGGCGCACTCGATAACAGTCACATCAGATATGTAAGAGGGGACGTGTACATCATCATACAGAATACCACCAACAACAGCGCCGCCTGATTTGTTGCCGTCAATCGTTAACTTAGATAGATAGACATAGCTGTATCCACTGGGGGATTCGGACTTTATTACTTGATCAAATGTTGCGCCGTCTTTTGCTTTTATTACGGACAATTCAGCGCCCTGCCCATACACGTCTCGTAGCAACCTAATATTTATAGGTGCAGATACGATATAAACACCTCTTGGAAAGTAAACCCCACCGAGCCCAGAGTCTATAGCTGACTGTATAGCTACAGTGTCATCAGTTACACCATCGCCCTTTGCTCCGAATTGCTTAACAGATACAACGTTCTCTGTTAAATCAATCAGTCCATCAACCGCCTCCGCCAAATCCCCATAACCATCAGGATAACCAGCAGTCTGCGGCAATCCTTTTAAAGCGATACCGTCAGAAACAATCTGCGGCAGTTGAGTATGGTTAACTCCTGCAAATCTTACTTTAGTAGGCATTAGAATTGCTCCACTACATTAACCTTGCCAACACCAGTGCCGCTGAACTCAAGCGCCGTTACTGGTTGATTCACCTCACCGATGGCGTTAATTGCGATACTCAAAACGCCTGCTGCGGGGTCAGAGAAAACAACAGTTTCACGCTGAATTGCGCCGCCAGTTACTTTGACGGTTAGCGCAGCATCGGTAAGGTTTTGGATTGTGTATGAATCAACGTTTGCACGATGATTTGCTGGATATACAACAGCCGCAGCCGTTGGTTTGGTGATGCTACGCTGAGCCATGATTCAACTCCTTATAACGTGTTAGAGCAGATGGCAGTTACAATAGCAGTGCCGACGAATTGTGCGAAGTCAGCGCCAGCGAGCGTGTAAGTGAATTTGTTGTTTGTGCTGTTGAGCGTGATAGCTGGAAATAATGGAGTGCCAACCGCGCCAACTGCTGCAACTGATGTTGCGCCTAAGATGTTAGCTGGTGCACCACCGATGCCAACCGTTAGCGTTTTGGCTGCTGCTGCAACTTCTGCTGTGGTCACGTCGATATAAGCACTGATAACTTGAATTGACTTGGTGCCAGCTTCGATTGCAGTAGTTTGCAGTGCGCCTGAAGCCACCCGAGTTAATGGGATTTCAAACGTCTTGATAAACGTGTCGCGGGTGTTGGTTGAATTCGTTGCTGCGTCTTTCTGACCGAAAGAGCCTTCTAAACAGATGTTGTTAAAACGAGTCTGACGATAACGTGCCATGATGTGACCTCACTAGGTTAGCAGAGCGGTATTGCTCCAAAGTCTTACCTAGTGTAAACCGTCAATCTTTTGGCGTCAATTTATCGTCACTTAATAAAGCCATCTCTCTTTTCTCTCGACGCTTAGCATATCGCCAATCAGAGAAGTTTTTGATGAAGTACATAATGGCGGCAAGTAATGAAGCAAACGATGCGTAGTCTTGAAGCGTCCACGTTGCAGGGTCAAACACTCTAATAAATGAGCCGTGAACTGTACCAAGCCAGATACAAAACCATGTTACCGCAGCGCCTATGCCTGTGAAGAATTTACCAAGAAAAGAGCTAGGGTCACTTTCGGTCACTATCCGCCCGACCTGATGCAGAATGTCGTTGTTCATCTTTTGGGTTGCCTATGAATACTCGATAGCCACAGTATACGACAACGCAAAGAGAAAATAAAATTTTCAGCCACGTCAAAAAATTGTCCGACATCTTGACGCGCTCCCTTGCTGATTAAATGCCAAATTATGTAACAGTCTAACGCATGTATGATAAATGGGTAAGATTGGTAAAATAATGTTTCGTAAGGAAAAAAACTATAATCTACCAATGCAACCCAGTTTATCGCGCCTATCGCCCACAAAGCCTGACGGATTTCTGACTTAAAGTTGATAATTAATCCCGAAGCGCAATAGATGACAATCATTGCCATACTAAATTGACTTCCGCTACCTGACATTTCAAAAACATAAGGCGTTACAGCAAACAGCGCTGCAATCAATCCAGCTCTCCAAGTAAACAAAAAAGCCGCAAAGCATGCGGCAATTTTGACTTGATCAAACACCTCGTTAGTCATTACTTCTTACTTGGCTTGGTGCCAGTTGGCTTTGGCTGTTTTGGCTTTTGCTTAGTAGTTGTCATTGCTTGCTCCTGTTGTTGGGATTTCAGTTTAGCCTCTCACAAAAGAAAAAGCCACCCGCTAAGGTGGCAATCTCTCGCTGATTCGCACCTGAGCCTATCGACTAACTTCGCCTGATAAAACAGAGCGAAGCAAATAACCTTCAAGCGCCCAAATTTTATTACGGGCGTTTTCTCTGGCAATCTTACGGCCGATTTCAGCGTTAAAGTTTTCAGGGCTTGCACAGGCTGATTCGCCGCAAACTGTGTAGCCGTTACGCAGTGTTAAAAGGCATGTGGTAAACGTGGTGCCATGGAAAACGTGGTATTGCTCAGATACAATTGTATCATCAATGTGCGCAGGCGTGATGCGTGGAGCCGTTAAACCCTTGTCTTTAATTTCTTGCTCTAACTTCTGTTCATCATTCATATTATCAATCTCACTGTCAATCTATGCCGTTATTGGCGGACTCAGTATAGCTACAAAAAGAAAAGCCTGCAATTAAGCAGGCCGTTCTCGTTGCTTTGTCGCTACCGGCAGCAACCGCCGGTGGAAATGGGGAAACCGGCTAAGCCGTAAACCCATAGCTGCGCACAATTTCAAACACGTTAGGCACAAAAGCAGATGGAGTCTGCTGCTCTAGCTCGTGTTATCTGCCATTGTGGCCAAGCGTGGATAATCTGCTGGCATCGTCTCCGGTGCCGTAACTCTTTCTGCGCTTGGCAGATGAGATACCGCGATTGCGGTAACTTGTCTGCGGCTAGGAACCCCTCCCGACCCAAAACAATCCTAGCCCATACCGCCCGATTTGGCAATAAAAAAGGCGACCGAAGCCGCCTCTTTGTAACTAAACCGCTTACGCAGTACCAGCAGAGCCGTACAAGCCCCTTGCATCACTCCAACCAAAGCTGTAACGCTCAGAAGCTTTGAATCGAGCATTGCCAGATAAGAACGCATTGTCCTCACCGAAAGCAATCGCGCGACGCACAAAGTGCTTCATGCCGTCTGGAACGTCAGTCTTAATGAACCATGCATCGTTTGAAGTCAGGTAGTTATTAACTACCACTTCAGAGATTAAGCCCATTGAGCGTACAGCGTTGATGGCGTTGTTGGCAGTGTCGTTTTGTAGCGTTGATTTTAAGATGCGGTGAGCATCGAACTGTAACGCTACAGGAACAATCAGCTTTTCAGCGCTTAACATCATACGTTGACCGCGTGAGTCAGTAGCTAAGCCGATTTGGATTAACAAATCCTCCAGCGAAGCCTCTGACAAGTCAGCCGCAACAGATAACACGTTGCTGAACGTGCCGCCTGATGGACCAGCAGGGTGAGCTGATGATAACAACTGAACACCGTCGCCGTCTGGCATGGTGAAAGCTGGGTTGAATGCGCGGTTGTAGATATTCGCTGCAATCACTTCTTTGGTGATTTTCATTGAATAACCTAACATCCGAGCTTTCTTGCTCATCAAGCCGTATAGCTCATCTTCCAGCGCTTCCTGAGTTACAACGAAGCCTTTGGCAACCGTGTAGTGGTTGTACTTCGGTGCGTAACCTTGTTGGAAGTCATCGAACGCAACGTCTGAACCTTCAGGTTTGATTGACGCTAAACCCATACCCTCAACCATTTGGTCGATTTCAAAGGCTTTGCGCGAGCTTTCAGTGTTGAAAAGCTTTGTGAACTGGTCTGGATAACGCTTATATTCGTGACCGAATGTAGTGTTTAGACCTTCCTGCAATAAGCGTGGAATATTACCACGAGTAATTGTACCAGCCATATGTTATACCCCCGTGGCAGTTTGGTTGTTGATTGACACTAATGCCACGTTACCCAGCACACCGTTAGCGTCAGGTAATAAACCTTGTACGCGGTATTGCAGGGTGGCGGTGGTGTTTTTGCCCGTAGCGTTGACGCCTTGGGTAGATACGGACATGCCACCAACGCGGGTTGATGCTGTATAGGTGCCGTTGACGTTTAAGCCAACATCGGCAACTAACAATGGGCCGTTAGCTACTGGAGCTTCAAACCACAATGCAGGGTCGGTATGGACATAAACATAACCAGCGGTGCCAGCAGGCAAGCCGGTGTTTGACAGGTTTTCGCCTACCACTTGATACTCAACTGAAGCAATAACGCCAGCAACTTGCTGACCAGATGCAGTTAAAGCATCAACAGCGGCAACGCCGTCAGTGTCAGCGGTGCCTGTGATTTGCACTTGATCGCCAGGTGCTAAGAATGTGGCATGAGCAGAAGCTACAAAGAAGCGGCGAACCTTGCCAACGTTCTCTGCTGTGCTATTGCCTGCCGTGCGAACGGAAAAAGCCATAGTATTACCCTCGAATTAGGTGATTAAAGTTTGATTTTGCACTGCGCCAATTAAGCTGAAAGCTCGGCTGTGCTGGTCGGTCTTTAGATGCCCATATCCAAGGTCGCGATTCGGTCTCGGTCTCTGCCGTCTTCGCCTTTTGGTATATAGTCAGGCAGTTTGCCTGAATCGTTAACGTTTTGGACTTTCTCGCCAATTTGCTCGTTAACTTTTCGCTGGCCTGCCTCGAAATCTTGTTGACGCAAATCTTTAGTGATACGCATCAAAATCAGTTTGCCGCCGTGTTTCTCTCTGAACACATTAGCCCCATCAGAGTTTTGCACATATTCATAGCCCGCGTCAAGTGCCTGTTGAATTCTACCAGGCTTGTTCGCGTCGAATTCGTAGTAAAAGTAATTTGGATCTAAGCCTGTATAACTCCGAACTTGCTGCGCCATAGAGATTCGCTCTTTGCGCTCTGGTCGTTGCTCAATGTCTTTTGATAATGCCGCTTCTTCGCTGCGTGGTCTGCTCATGGTGTTAACCTCTTGAATTCTTGACTGCTTTAAGGAAAGCTTTCTTTGCTGACTCTTCACGAGCCTTGCCTTGTAAGTTTGGGTCGCCGAACATGTGGCCAAACTGAGAAAACTCTGCCAACTCTGCTTTGCCAAGGTCAGCCCATGTCATATCTCCGCTCAGCTTACCTGATGGTTTGCTATCGGTCATGGCTGGCTTATCTCGATTTGGGTTCACTGGCGCTTTGCTTGGAAACTTCTGCGCAATCTCTGCTTGCAAGTACTGCAAACGCTGATTTACATCAATGTTTGGATTTTGCAGAAGTTGCGCATAAACACCCTGCGCGTATATGGATTTGCCATAGTCAGGGTTTGTCGGGTCTTTATATGCGCTTACCCATGGATTTTCGCGCTCAAATTGAGCCTCAGCAATAGCTTCTGCCTCTGATGGCAGGTTTGGATTCTGAACTTGCGGAGCTTGAATTTGCTGTTGCAGATTCATCTGATTGATGGCGTTACTTGTTAAAGCTTGCTCGGCTTTCTGCACGCCGTCCCAATCGCCATACTGAACAGCTTGACGCTTGGCTTCTAACAAGTCAGCGTTTTGCTTTTGCAACTGCTGTATCTGCAACTGAGCCTGAGCCTGCACGTATTTCTTCACGTTATCGACGTCTGCCTTAAACGTCTTTTGCAGCGCTTCAAACTCACGCGCCTTGCTAATCAGCGTGCCTTTCTCGTTGAAGTGCTTGGCGCTCACCCACTCGTCAGGGTCTTTGCCTTGCGCTACCCATTCGGCTTTCGACGTCCAGCCGCGTTGAGATGCTTTCGCTTCTTCTTCGTTTACTTCTGGCTTAGCTTCTGGCTCTGGCGTTACCTCTTCAGCAACTGCTTCAGGCTCAATATCAGGCTTTGGTGCTTCTGGCTCTGCGGTAAAGACAGAGTTAAAAGCATCTTCATTGAAATGGATTTCTTCACTCATTTGTCACCACCGCGATAATTTTCTGGTCTGTGATTAGTCGGTATTTAGTGTCCTTACCTGCCGACACGGGGCGCTTGCCGTCATACGTGGCAAACTCTACCTTGTCGCCAATCTTGACGCCCCATTCTTCGGCGGAGTTACAGCCACACTGCAAGCCTTTAAATGCGCGTGGTCCAATATCTACCACCGTGCCGATGCACTGCGCCTCTTCTAGTCGCTTCTCATCTTTAGCGCTTGCCATGATGATGCCGCCATCTGATTTCAGCGTGACTTCTTCGGTCTCAATCAAGACGTAATAGCCTGTCGCTTTAATTTTGCTCATTGGTTTTTCCCTCTACTCCATAAGCAATAATCCCCTGCAACATCGCTACATATTCGACATTGCGCACAGGCGAGTCGAATAGGTGGACATACAAGTCAACTGCTAGTTGTTTTTTAAGTCGCTGGGTTATCGGATTGTCGTTCCATCGTTGGAACTCGTCTGGCGTGGGTTCGTAGCTTTCGATTTCTGATTGGGCTTTACTGAGCAGGCGCTCAATCCCCAAAATATCATGCGTCTCTTGCATGGTTGTTGCTCTCTGTTGTGGATAAAGTCTCTGCAAATGATTATGCGTCAATTTATTGGCGGTGTCAAAAAAATGGCGTATTAAAAGAAAAGCCCCAATAAAGGGGCTTCGATTTACTTCTTAGGCGGCTTCTTGCTGCCTTTTTTATTGCATGCCATCTGGTATTGCTCCTATTGTTACATCAACTTTTGGCGCTCCAATCTGCTCGGCTTCTTGATACGTTTTATACGTCTGCGCTACCTTCAAATTCTCATCAGCTTCAATGCGTTGCGCTTCTGCGTCAAGTCTTGCGGCCTCTAAGCTCAGTCGCCCGTCTTGGTCTTGCGCCTTCAGTGCAAGCTCTGCGGACTTCTGCTCTACCTTCTGGCGCTCAAGGTCTAGCATTGCCATCTTGATTTCGTGCTGCTGCTTCAGTAGCTCGTTGTTTTGCTGTTGCAGTTGCGCGTTCATCTGCTCCATCTGCATGCGCTCTTGCTCCATGGCAATCAACTGCGGGTCTGATTGACCTTCAGGATAGAGCTTATCAAGCATTTCAGGCACGCCGATAGCATCAAGCGCTTCAGATACCAAAGCCTTCACTTGACCGCCTGACGCTTGGATAACAGGCATCAGCTCCATCAACACTTGAGTGGACTGCATTTTCTGCATCATGCTTGACTTGGCCGCTTCAGCAGTTGGCTCAATGTCATAGCCTGCGCGAGTGAAGTCTTGCTGATAATCCGCTTGTGGGTCATCCAATACCTCTTGATATGTCACAGGGTCAGTGTACTTGGCGTTAAGGTCAAACATCTTGCGGAATTCGTCAGACATACTGCGAAGGATGCGGCTAATTAGCGCAGTTGTTGGCATCATCTTTTCCTGCAATAAACCAAGCGTTGTTGCTGCTGGTGCGTTTGGTGCAATCGCTCCTTCCATGTTGATGATTGCGGTTAAGTTGCGAGCCTCCGCCTTGGCTTCTTGGTTTAACGTAATCAATGACGCTGACGGCTCTTTGAATGGATACGGCATGATGCCTGTTTGCATTGTCTGCGCATCGACTCCGGTTTGAACGAACTTACCTGGCGATACTCGGAATGGCGACTTGTTGTTTCTGAACTCCTTCGACACAAACCCGCCGCCCATATTCGCCAAGCTGCCACTGTCAATCGTTTGGTTTGACGTGGTGTTGATAAGCTCAAGGTATCCCGTCAGTAAATGGCAATAGCCCCAATTGAGGAAAGTGCCATCAGGCGCAACGATAAAGCCGTATTTAGTAATCATGTTGACTGGCTTAATCTTCACAATCTTCAGCATGCCAAGCGCTTTTGATTGTAGCTGCTCTAGTGCGCCTGAGATTGCTTCGATAGGCTCTTGGCCTTCCATAGTTACAGTGATTTCTTGGCTTGCTTGCTGCACCGCTTGAGCCATTGCCTTATCTAGCGAAGCAACCACACCATCAGCTAACTTCACTAAGATTGATGAGCGGTCAAAGCGTGCAACGATACGCGCCACTTTCTCTGATTGCGTATGCACCGTAACGATGTAAGGCTCGGCGATGCCGTCACCGTCCAAGTCAAGCATGCAATGTTGCTCTAGGAATTCATCCTCGCTCGACTGGTCTTTATCATCAGCGTCAATATCTGCAATCTCGTTATCATCCATTGCGTAGTCTTGGTCGAGCCAGATTCCAGCAGCGATACGCTCGTTAACTTCAGCCTCGCAATATACCTTACACTCAGTGAAGCGAGTCAGCGCAGACATTGACCGCTCGTTTTGGTTGACTGCAAAGTTAGGATAAAAGATTGGCAGCGATACGTTTTTACCTTCGGTCGGGTCGAAGAATGTCTTTTTAAAGAAGCAACCAACCGCAGCTAATGCGTACAAAGCTTGCTCCTGCTCTGCTCTCCATTCTGGCATCTCATAGTTAAACTGCCAGTTCATGAACTGAGACACGCGATTCATGCGCTGTTGCTTCTCTGGCGTCTCAGCACCTTCAATGCAGCCCTTTACCAGCTTCTTGCCACCAAGGATTTCAGTTGATGCTCTATCGCCAAAACTGATGACAGCCTCGTAAATCATTGGGCTTTTGTAGTTGCTTGCGCCTTCCCATGGATAGCTTTTGCTCTCCATTGCAGGCTTGGCAACCTTCATGCCCTTATCAACCATCTTCGACCATTCGGACATAGAATCACGGTCTTCGCCGTACTCTTGCACGACTTTCTGCGCGATTTCGGTTAGTTTTTCTTCTGATAAATCCACCGCGATATTCGGTGAGTCAATATAGGAAAGCAGCTCTTTCATTTGTCAAGCCCTTAGTAGTTTTGGTTAGTATAAACTCAATTAGTAACCTAGGCTACCCGTCTTGTTGTGCTGGCTTCTTTCTTCATGGTGATACTCTGGCTGATTCAGTATGTCGTATTTGGTTTCAGCAAACCGCCGCATCATGTAAGCATAACGCACGGCGGAAATAGCATCATCAGCCACCTTCACGATTGCACCTTTTTCGTCGCGGTGATACTGCATTAACTCATCAAGCAAGTCAGATAAATGGTCAAATATAACTAGCTTGCCAGTCTTGAATCTGTCGTACATTTCCATCAAGCCTTGCTCAACAGATACGCCGCCATCAGGCCACTGAGCATGAACTGACAGCATCGACCATCCAGCTTCCTCGTAGTAAGACTTCTGAGACTTGCCTGAGCCTTTCTCTGTCTGCAAGCCATCTGACGGCCAAGCTGTTGGTACGTTACGCGCCCATGACTTCACGTTATGCCAAACCTCGTATGGCTGCTGCTTGCTCTTGCGGTAAAGCTTCGATACATAAATGACGTCCTCGTCTTTATCCCATAGCAACTGGCAATGCGCTTGTGGATGGTCCCACCCGAAGTCCATACCGTTGATAACATACCAATGGTCTGGACACGGAAAGGCTTTGCATGTTGGTATCTTAATGTCGAAGATTAAGCCAGTGCCGAGTAGTGGCAAGCCTTTTGTTCGCATGTCGCGTTGCCACTCTGGATAGCCTGATAGTAATTGCTCTTTGGTCTCATCGGTTAAGTGCGGCGCATCATTCCATGTTGCTCGTTGCATGTACTGACCGACGCCAGGATTGTCCATGAACTGTACGACCAACTCAGTGCGCCCGTTTTCAGGCGTAAACGTCAGAATGCCGCGACCGCCACGACCTTTATCACCTGTCGCTGTGCGGGTCAAAACTTGCGGATAGATTGCCTTATCTCTCGGCTCTTCATCGATGTGATACCAGTCTACTGAGTCACCCATGATTGCATGCTGGCCTTGCGAGTAAGACCAGAATTGACAGATAGACTCACCGCCTGAGCGATGCTTTACACGCACTTCACGCATTGCACCTGATGTGCCTTGCGCGGAAAAGTGACCAGTGATTAAGTCTTTATGAATCAGTCCACCCATAAAGCCAGCACCTTCAAGCCTGCCAAATAGCGGCTGCTGCAATAGGTCGCGGGTTTTCTCCATTGAGAAGCCAAGCAACCAGACTCTTGGCGCATGCTCGAATCTGTGGCCAGTCCAATCGTCTGGATAATTGCCAGTCAGATGATATGCGTCAACGGTTAGCCCTGTGCGAGTTTTCCCCACCCTGTTGGCTGCCATAAGCATGCAAGAGCGGTTATCTATCGTTGCAGAAATAAAACGCTTCTGCCAATCGTATAGACTGGCATAGTTGATGTTTAGTTGATTGATTTCGTCTCTGCGTTTTTTCTCCTCGAGTAAACGCAGCAGTTCGATTTTTTCTTGCCTATTCACGATCCACCAAATTAAACGGCAGCCCATCGGCGCCAATGCTGATAACGCAGCTTCTGGATATATCAACAGATGAGCTTTGGCCTGTCGTGATAATTGTAAACTTTAGTTTGTTTGGATAGTCAGCCTCGACGTCATATGATGAACCAGAAATATCACGGGCAAATCTCAGGAACGCAGGCATGTTAAATAACTCTCTGCCGTGCGAGACGAACACAGCGCCAGCGTGATTCAGCTTTGCGTTTGTCTTTTCCCATATGAAATCGCCAAGATAGTATCTGGCAATTTCTAAATTACCATCTGCGTCGCAGCGACCATACCCTGTTCCGATTGATGAGATGCTAACCTTGGCAATGCTCATTTGCTTAACTCCACTATGCGCCGCTCCAACTCTTCGTCGGACAGCTTGTTAATGTCGATAGAGCCGGAGTGCTGCAACTCTTGCTTTTCGCGCCACTCGTCGGGAGCCATATTTTTAAGGCCGAAGATAACTAAAGTCGGGTTAACATCCTGCTCGCCGTTAGCGCCCATACGACCTCGCTTCTCCCACCAATAAGCGCATTTAGCCTTGCCGATTTTTACGGCTGCCGAAAACTCTTCATGGACTTCCATCCACAAACCTACTGTTGAGCGTGAACAATCTATTGATGCAGCAAAGGAAGTGAGGCTTGCGCCCTCTGACATGTGAGCAATTACCTGCTCACAATATTCTGGTTTGTAATCTGTTGGTCTACCACCTGCCATCTCTCGGCTCCACTTGTTGAATCTCTGTGATTGAGTATAGCTTATCTTGCGCAATGAAAAAAGCCGCTTGTTAGGCGGCTAGATATAACTAACCCCTGCTGCGTCAAGCTGCAACTTCATTTCACCTTTGTAAATCATAGCCTCATCATCGACACCAAAACATAAATCAGGAAAAATAACTTTTTGCGCCCGCCTTGATGCTTGCCAAACATGCCAATCATCCGCAACTTTTTGGTTTGAATAATTGCCATTGACGTGACCAATACTGTATATGCCGTGATGCCTCTTCGCCCAATCTTCAAACTCTTTCCGCATTTGCTCGCTCATTCCACCATCTCCGTAATATCCAACTCCACAACCTCTTCCATTAGCGTCGCATGTCCGATTGCCAAGTCGTAGATAAAGTTTTCAATCGCTCCCGTCATGCTGGTTGCGCTTGTTTGTGTTTGAATGTAATTGCCTGTTCTGGTTGTTGCTGCGATTGTGTATGTTTTCATGGTTTGTCGCCTTTAGATTTGCTTATGTCATGAGCTAGCAGCCAAGTAATAAATGGCAGCGCCATAAGCAGCCCTGTAGCTAGCTGAAACGCGGCGCTACTGCCATGACGGTATAGCCAAGCAATTAGCGCAAGGATTGCAAAAACCAGCAACGTTAAACATGAAAACATAAGCAGTTGTATAACTTTATTTTTGATTTTATTCATATCATAGCTCCAAAGTTAAAGGAGCTACATCTCTGTAGCGAGTAAGGTGCAACGCGGAAGGTAAGCATAGTTCAAACATCAGCAGACTGCAACGCGGCAACACCAACACAAACCACATAAAACAAATCAGGCTTATGATGGTGAAATGGCTTGCTTTTATTTTGCGTAGCGTTTTCGTAATGCGTCTGCTGCTCGTTCATCTGTCTGCAAATCAGCCAATTGACAAGCTAGCTCATGCTTGCGTGTGCGCCACGCTTCATGCGCTTCATGCTGACACTTAAAATAACCCAAAAACTCATTTTTCCCAGTAAAGTTATTTCTGCAGTTGGCTCTAAATTTTTTTCTAGACGGTATGAATGTTGCCCCTGTCACGCAATTGCCTATTGGCGCACCACTCTCTAAAATAAAATTGTTGGTTTTTGAATCAACAAAAACGCAAAAATCTTTTGCGTATATTTTGTTGCCATTAAATAGCAAGTCTTTATCCAAGTGCTTGCCTTTCCAATCTTGGCGGCTCATCCACGCCTTGAATGCACTGAATGTCAGCCATTCTTCGCAAACAGAACATCCAGCGTACGCTTGGTGCTTTTCTTGAAAGCTCTTGCTGTAGCAGCGCATAAGCATGGATCGCCACTTCAAATAAAACTCGCACCTAATTCGCTTTCCATTGACCGTACTTTCTATGGCGTAATCTGCATCATTCTTGCCAACGCCTAAAACCAGATTGCGCTTTACATAAGTTTTTCTCATAAAACCACCATAAAGTAAAACCCGTATCAGTTGAAGCGGCCTGCTAGTAGGCACCTGATACGGGTTTATTCGTCTAGCCTGTTTATCCCGCTTCTGGCGGTTAATCAGTTTGGGCTTCACTCCTAGCTGATGGCTTTATTGTATATCATGCAGCTAAAAACACAAGCTATAAAACACCATAAGTACGCATGCCACTCTCAAGCTTAGCAACAGACATAACCTTAAGCTTGTCACCCGTCAACCGCTTGCCGTCAACCGTAGCTGGCGCAATATCTCCGGCGTACATCTTGACCAACTCGTATAACGCCTTGTCTTTTGTTTCGTCACGTATGCGTCTTGCTGCCTTGGTGATTGCAATGGCTTCGTTGCGACCTTCTAGCCTGGCAATGTGGCGTGCTAAGCATAGGTTTAATACTGCGGTTTGTTTTGTCATTCACTTACCCAGTCTAGTTGTTCTGATGCGAAAGCCTCGCAGGATTCGGTGCATCCACCTGACTCTTTGCGCTTGATGCTGCGAATTGAATCATAGATTTCCTCGCGGGAATGCAAGGCGAATTTGGCTATGATTGAGTCCATGCTGTTATGGTTCCTATACATAACACCTTTCTTCACATGCTGAATGTATTTTTCATTAAATAGTCCTCCGCGCTCTTTTTCTGTCGGCTGATTTAACCTGTCGCTTGCGTTATCAATTGCCTTCTGCCACTCGATAGCTAGTGTTGGCTCATCCTTTGCGGCAAGCGCTATCTTGTTAATTGATTTCTTGATGCAAAAAACACAATTACCAAGATGCTCTTGTATTTCCAAGTCAAAAGGCATTCCACGCCAAAAATCTAACACGTCTTCTTTTTCAAAGTCGGTGATTTCTGCCATGTAACGTAAATCTTTACGCTTGCCAATTTTTAGCCTGTTCTTCTCATCTGCTCGGATGCCCAGCCATGTAATATAGTTTCCTTTCCCGTACTTATCGTTGCAGTATTTATCATGCGTGTCTTCTTTCATGCGACTAGTACACCATGCACCCATGACTGTTGGTAAGCCATATTTCAGCATCATTCGCGCCATTGGGCCGCCCTTCATGTTGAATGAGCAGTCTTCCAGCGGGATGACGTTGTAAGAATTACCTTTACCGACTGGGCGCTCAAAGTAACCATGAAGACAGGTCAATTCAATCCCAAAATGCTCAACGCACTTTTTAATAAACTCGTACGTCTTCGGATGCTCTGCACCGGTGTCCATGAAAATATATTCTACTGGCTCAGTCCATTCGCCAGACTTACGCATTGATTCGATGAGATAAACGAGATAGGCGCTGGTTCTTCCGCCTGAAAAATTAACTACATGATTCATTTTAACTCCAATAAAAAAGCCAATGCGCTTTATCGGGTGAGAATTAGGTAACAAGTCACCTTCCGATATAACGCACTGGCTGTTTTACACTTGTTTAATTTGGCTTCTCACGGCCTGTTTGTATTATATTCTAAGCGGCTGGTTATTTCAATCTCTCCCTAGCCAACCTAGTCGCCTCAGTATCCAACCAATCCTGCGCATAGTTGTGCAGTAGGATTGCAGGATTAACCCCTTCCATAAACGCCCTGGTTATCGCCTGACAGCATTCTGTGTTAAAGCTGGCACTTATCTCGATTTCGTCGATAAAGTCCGCCATAACCATCTGGAGGCGTATTTGCTCGGCTAGTGCAGCAACTCTTGCATCTTGCTCTGCTTGCTCGTCTGCTGCGGTGTCTGTTTGTTTCCAGTCGTCGTAGCTGCTCATGCGACAGTCTCCATGCTCACCCTACCTGAATTATTTGGCTTTATGTTTGATTGCATAAATCCGTCTTTATATCCTGCGTTGTAACCTTCTATAAATGTGCTTAACATTTTCACTTGCGCGCCGTGGTTGTGACCTGACCTTGCAGTCAATATCTCCCAACACAACGAAATCCTTTTTTTAATCGTTAACGCCTGCGATTGTTCTTTTTTCATCACCAAATCTCCAATCAATCAATGCTATTCAAACGCAAAAAACCTTTCGGGCAAGTGTAAAGCTCCCCATTAGCCAGCATCCGCTTAGCTATGTCTCTGCTGTTGGGTCGCAAATCGCTAAGCTTCACAAAGCCGTTGCGGACTTTTTGTTTTAGTTGGTAAGTTAATCCGGTCATGCTGTGCGCTCCAGTTCTGCGAGTAGAGCGTCGGCTGCTGCGCTGGCATGCTCAGCAACTTGTTTTACGCTATCCAGTCCATTTCTCCCCATGTTCACAAGCAAGCCCTGCATTGCAGTCATTGCGAACATTTCGCGCTTCGTCAAGCCAGCATGTTCGGCTTTTACGGTTCCAGTCTGATGACACAGGTTATCACTGTGCGTTTGTGGCATCGCTGGCAAGTTGCCGTTTGTGTTTTTCATTTCCCACCCTCCACAAACAAACCCAACCCATCAACGCCATCGCGCCGCTTAACCCAAACAGCACCATCGTCAGCCACCAGCGCCCCATATCGAAGCCAGCTAGATACTTGGCCTTGATTCACGCCCATAGCCTCAGCAAGCTTTTTTTGCGTGCCGTATTGTTTTATTAACTCTGCGATTGGTTTCATTTTTCCTCCTGGTCACAGCGTCGTACTGTGTAATTGAATATAGCATATTTGATTATTGGTGCAAGTGGATTGTGCAAAAAGATTGAAAACGCCCGTCACGGACGCTTGCGGGCACTCACGGGCAATCAGCGCCCCAGCCTGCAACACTTATAAATAAAGGCTTCTACAATAAACATATAGATATACGGGCATTTTTAAGTAAGTAAGTATTTTAATTTTATTTATTACTACTTATGGCGGTATTTGCATGGGGATATGCCGAAAAGTGTCCGTAGTGCCCGCGGGTGATGTTGATTTGCCTGAAAGCCTTTACCGGTGCGGGTTGCGGCTTGGGGCACCAAAACCCCAAAAGCACCCGCAGTTCTTGCAAAGTGCCCGCAGGAAATCAAATTAGCCTATCTGTATATAAGTTTTGATTGACTTTCTTATATAATCAATTACCATTACATAACCAACTAAGGAGGATTAACGTGACCAGAAGCAAAACACTAAAAAACAGCGGCAAAACAGCAATTAGCGCAGTTGTCAGTTTGTCAGCTAAAGAAAGAATGCAAAGAGCCGGCGGCGGAAATTTTACAAAAGGCGTTGAGATTTGCGCGAAAAGCTTTGCTCAGTTTGCCCGCGGTACCGCAAACTTTAACGCAGCAGATGCAATTTTTAACGATGAGTTGATTGGTAAAAGTGTTTCCGATTGCGTTGCGCTTTGGCTTAACCGCGGTTACTGGCTGCCGAATTTGTTTTGCTATTTATCGCAAGAGTTAGCAGATGGAAATTTGACAATTGACATTGATTTAAAGCTAACTAATCCGGCTGATAAAAAATGAGCATCGCAAACCACTTAAAGTTATGCAAGCCACTGACTGAAGATAACCAGGTGATTGCCTGCGCCGGATTAAACGCTTTGGACTGGCCTGACCTTTTTGAATATCAGGGTTTTGTTGCGGCACCAATGGTAGACTTTCACAGTGGGAACATTACAGCCATTGCATGCACTGACGGAATCGGCCGCGTTAGTTACGCAGGAAGCTTTAAGCCGCGGCAATGTGGATTTTATGCCGGCAGCATTGTCAAGCATAATGAGCTTGTTGCTGCTTTTGCCGGCTGTGATAAGCCACTAATATTTTGCACCGACTTAATCACATCTCTTTTGCTCAACAGAATAACCGGAATCCCTGTGATGTTTTGCACAGACGTAAGCGCTTTTCAATTTTCTGGCGCCACAGAGTGCTACATCAAGAGCCAATCACAAACTGCAATCAGAAACGCATTGCACGCTTGCGGCGCGGTAGATGTATGGTTTCCGGTTGGCAACATCGAGCAAACCAGACACGTTAAATGGATGGATGCGCTACAGGCCGCATCATTAATTGAGGTTGAACATGGTTAATCAAGACTATTTAAAAGCCAGCCAGCACGCCAGAAAAGAAGGCTTACCATTGCCGGTAGCCGCAATGGATCTGCATAGCGCAAACATTAAAAATCCTATTTATTGGCCTGATATTGATTACATCAGCAGCGAAGATAAAGACTATGCAGAAGTCGATTTAATTAAGCATGGCGGCTGGTTTGGTGAGCTTTGCAAAGCTGTTGGTGATGAGTATAAGTTTCCTGCAAACACCGTCTTTTTGCATGGGCTTGCGGTTTTAAGTGCCGCGGTAAATCGCACATTTAAATATGAATATTACAACGACCAATGCGCTTGCAATCTTTACGCAGTGACAGCGCAGCCGCCAAGCTCCGGCAAGTCAGGCGTTAACGGATTTTTCTGTAAACCTGTTGCCATGGCTTTTGATGCGCTGAACAAAGAAAACGCAAAAAAGCGCAACCGGCTGGCCAAAGAGTTGGCAGAAATGGAAGCGCAAAACGACAAAGCCGGCGGCGGTCTTGATGATGAAATATACGAGATGCAGGTAAAGATTAAAAGCCTTGGACGCATCGACTATGCGGTATCAAACACAACGGCAGAAGCAGCAGAATCAAAGGCGTTCAAGCAAGGCGGCATGATAAATATCATCAGCGCCGAAGCTGAAGCAATCAGCGTCATTATGGGTAGCACTTACGGCGATTCGTCAAAGTCTGCAAACTACGAATTATTTTTAAAAGCTTGGGATAACGAATGGCTAAGCTCAAGCCGAGTTACCCGCGGAGATAACGCAGGCTATGTTTTTGGAAGCGTCGCAGTTATAGCACAACAAGACGCCATCAGAGGAATATTGCAAGCCGGCATGTCAGGCCGTGGCGTTTCAGAGCGCATCTTGATGTTGTCGGAAAGGCCGATACTTGGAACAAGAAATCTTTCGCACTGGAACCCAGCGCCGCAAGAGTTAAAAGATTGCTACTTTAACCTGATCCAGTCTTGCGTTGCATCAGGAGAAGTTGTTTTGAAAGTGTCAGCAGACGGAATGAAAGAGATTGTGAAGTTTAGACAAGCAATCGAACCAGAGTTAGCAGATGGCAAAATGTACAGCAACACCATGTTGCGCGGCGCCATGGGTAAGGCTGATAAGCAAATTATTAAAATTGCCTGCTTACTACATATCGCAGAGAACTGGAAGCCGGCCGGCCGCCAGCAGGTTAAAGTTGCAAAACAAACGGTTGCCGCGGCAATTTGCATTTTTGACCAGCTTAGCCAAACATACGTTAAGGCGGCGGATGATTTAGGTTACGCCGGCAAGTCAACAGAATGCGCTTATATCGCATCAAAGCTTCAGGAAATGTCACAGAAAAAACGCGGCATTTTAAAGATTGCGCAGTTCAGAGACAACATCAAAGGCCGCGGCGCCATCGCCAATGTAACAGGCTTAACTGCCAAACTGAAAGACGAATACATCCCAGAGCTACAGCGCCGCGGCTACATTGTGGAGCATGAAGGTACTATTTACATCAATCCAAAATTGGCATAACAGGAATAAAAGAAATGTACCAACTCAGACCAGAGTACCAACTGCCGGCACACATTGCCACGATTGAGCATTGCAAAGCATCGAATGAGCCGGCTTATCACAATATGAGCGTTGGCGCCGGCAAGACAATCAACATTGCTTTCATGTGCCAGCATATCGTTAGCAAAGGCGGCAAGGTGCTTGTGCTTGCTCGCCAGGGTGAATTAATTGAGCAAAATGCCGATGATGCGTGGGCTATTGGCGTTAAAACTTCAATTTTCAGCGCTAGCCTTGGCAAGAAAAGCACAGTGTTCAATTGCGTCATGGGTACCGAAGGCACCGTTAGTAATCACTTGCTTGATGCGTTTAGTAACTGGCTGCCAGATTGTATCTTAATTGACGAATGCCACATGACGCACTGGCAAGACGTTATTGACTGTATTGAACTGGCCGAGAAGCAAAAAGACCTGATTGCGCAGCTTTTAACATCTGAAGAATACAGCCAGCGCTTTGATGAATTGTTTTACAACAAAGACTTTTCGCAGTACGCAAAAATAATTGCACACTTCAAACTGAAAAAACCAAAGCTGCGAATTATTGGTTACACCGGCTCGCCTTACCGCGGCACTGAAGCAATCAAAGGCGCATTCTGGAAGCATCAACTTTCTGATGTTGGTACCATGCAACTAATTCAGCTTGGCTTTTTGGTGCCGCCAGTTTTCGGCTTTGGCGATGATGATCACCATTATGACTTAAACGAGTTCAAGCCGGCCGGCGGAGAAGGCGCCCACGATTTCACACAGAAAGAGCTTGCCGCTATGGGTCGCAAGTTAACAAAAGATAAAACCATGACACAGCAAATCATGGAGCAGGTGCAAGATATTGCCAGAAATAGAAATGGAGTTCTGATTACTTGCGCCAGCAAAAAGCACTGTGAGCAAGTTGCTGAATGCTTACCGGATGGCACATGGGGCATCGTGACAGATGACACCAGCACAAAAAACCGCAAAGCCATTTTAGACAAAGCAAAAAGCGGCGAACTGAAGTACGTTATACAAATAACCTGCCTGACAACCGGTGTAAACGTGCCTATTTGGGACATGCTTGTGATATTGCGTAAGATTGGCAGCTTAACGCTTTTGATTCAGCTAACCGGCCGAGTGCTTCGGCAGTTAAAACCAGAACAGGCCGCGGCCGGCATCAAGAAATCAGATGCGCTTGTTTTAGACTTCACTGACACTTTTGAAAGCATGGGCGACATTTACGACGATCCAATTGTAAATCAGGCATTACTGCAAAAACGCCAAGACAAACGCGATGACTCGATAGAATGTCCGAAGTGCGAAACGCTAAACAGTAAGCATGCCCGCCGGTGTTGCGGAGTTGATAGCAAAGGTACGCGGTGCGATCACTTCTGGATTTTCAGAGATTGCAAAAACTGTGGTACGCATAACGACACCACTGCGAAAGATTGCCGTCAATGTGGCGCCACACTGATTGATCCAAATGCTAAGCTGCTAAACAAAGCTTACACTGACGCTGATTTTAAACCGGTATTATCATTCAAGGCATCACCAGGCAAAGGCGATAATCTGATTATTACCTATCAGCTTGATAGTAAATATTTTGACGATGGCGTAGAGAAAGACGAAATTGCGCGGGAGTTTTTTAGCCCATTTAGCCCACAGCCACACATTAAAAATATGTGGTACCGCTGGCTGCAACAGCATGCGCCGCTGCCTGACCAGAAAAACAAAATTGTACGGCCGAGAAATAACGCAGAGATTGCCGCGGCAATTAACCAGTTTGCAGACAAGCCGACACACATAACGCACCGGATTAATCCAAAAGGCTATTCAGTGATTAACCGGAAAAAGTTTTTATCTGCTGATGAGGTCGTTGTTAATGAAGCTGCTGAAAGTAACTAAATTTTATAGCGCAGAAATACCGGATAACGTCGCCATTTTTGGAGGCGATTATGCCGGAGCATGCAATAGTGAAGATTCAGACCTTATCAGCTTTGTGTCGTGGCTAAAGTTTAATTACCCGCATCTGGTCAATTTGATTTACCACATACCAAACGAGTCTATGAAGCCGGTGCATGGAATTGTTATGGATAAAAAGAAGGGTGTTCTTGATGGGGCGCCTGATGTTTGCATTGCGCTAGTGCCGGCAATTTATATCGAAATGAAAAGGCGTTGCGTTAAACAGTCGCTATGCAACACAAAAAGCCGCCAGCATTTTAGCCGGCAATTGCAAGTTTTATCCGCAATGGCATCGGCCGGCAACCGGTGCTTTGTTGCGTTCGGTCTTGATGCTGCAAAACAAATAATAAAAGAGCTTGCTTTGTAGTAGCTAAATGGCTACTATTGATTGGCAATATAAACCATTTGGAGAAACGAAATGACAGGAAAAGCGGCGCAAGCCGGCACAAAAAACATCTTCCAGCGCATTAACGCTGTGATGCAAGAAATTGATTACATCAAGAAAGACAAAAAAGTATCTGGCGGCGGCGCCAATTACTCCGCGGTAAGTCATGACCAAGTTGTAGCAATGGTGCGCGAGTCAGTAGTTAAAAATGGCATTGTGATTTATCCGGAGCAGCTTGAATCAAAAGTTTTAGTTGCTCGCGACAAGTCAAAAGACATTGCAATGATGCTTTACGAAGGCGAGTTTAACATTCACTTTGTAAACATTGATGACGGCGCCGACCGGTTAACTGTGCGCATTGTTGGCCATGCCAACGACAACGGCGACAAGGCACCAGGAAAAGCGGTTACATACGCAACTAAATCAGCAATTTTGAAAGTGTTTGCAATTGAAACCGGTGAAAACGACGAAAGCCGCAACCATAAAGAGCCTGAAATTGTTTATGCAACTGACGCGCAAGTTAGCCAATTCTTTGATTTGCTGGCGGCTACGCAGACAGAAGAAGGCGCCATATTGTCGCATGCTTGTATGAATGTGCTGAAATATGGTCAGGTTTACGGCTTCCAGCAATTACCAGAACAAGCGGCCAACATTGTTATTGGCTTGCTTAACGAAAAACTTAAACGGATGAACAAAGACGCGGAGAAAGCAAATGCTACTGAGTAAAGATTTAATTTTGGCGCAATTGGCAGAGCATACCAGCCGATTAGGGTTTAACCCTGCACTGATTGAACAGCGCTCGCCTGAGTGGTTCAGTGCTCGATTAGGCGTAATCACAGCAAGCAAAGCCAGTGACTTTTTAGCCGGCGAATCAACCGACACTTACAAAAACTACATTGCAGAAAAAGCAGCAGAACAATTAACCGGTGAGCTGCCTGAAGAAATCAACGCCAAGGCTTTGCAGTGGGGACGCGATCACGAATCAAGCGCATACGCTGCATTTGAATTCATTACCGGTTTAAAAGTTGAACAGGTACCGTTTATCTATCGCGATCTGACCGGCAGTTTTGGCTGTTCACCAGATGGAATTTGCAGTGACGGCGCCGGCCTTGAGCTGAAATGCCCATGGTCAAGCCGCGAGTTTATAAAATTTGTGCGCGACAACATGCCGAAAAAAGAAGAACTGAAGCAGATCCAGTTTTGCATGTGGGTTAGCGGCGCCTCACATTGGCACGTTGCAAAGTATGATCCGCGGTTCAAATCTAAGCAGCTTCATAGCGTCTGCTTTGCGCGTGATGAAAAGATGATGCGTGAGTTTGACCAACGCGCAGAAATTGCCCTGCGTGACTTACAGGAGATTTATGAGGCATTTGAGCAATGATAGAGACAATGACAACAGCGGAGGCTGCCGAAGAGCTCGGCGTCCATCCGGTTACGCTGCGAAAGTGGCGAGTAAATTCTGAGCCATTACACAAGTTCGGATTTGGTGACAGTTGGATGGAAGATTGCCAAGGGTTAACCTGGCGTTTTGAGCATTCTAAAAAAATAGTTTATTGCGCAAAAGGTGTGCACTGGCTAAAAAAACTCTTACAAAGAAGGAACAACAAACAATGTCAACAACAGTAACAGGCAAGCTAAACAAAGCGGCAACACAATTCCAGGCTGGTGAATCAACGGGTTTTGGTTTGCGCTTAGGTGTTAAGTATTACGACCGCGAAACAAAAGCAGACGCATGGACGAATTACGAATGTGCAGTATTCGCCAAAGCGCCAGCACAAGTGCAGTTTTACCAACAAGCATTGGTCGAAGGCGCGATTGTAGAAGTGTCAGGCGACAAGTTGAAGATTCGCCAGTTTCAAGGTCAAAACGGCTTGGTCTTGTCTATTGAATTGCTCGACGCCAAGTTAGGCGCTGTATTCGCACCGCAAGGCCAGCAAGCGCCACAGCAGCGACCAGCTCAGCAGCCACAGCAGCAGGCTTACAACCAAGCGCCAAGGCCAGCGCAGTCGCAGTATAATCAAGCGCCTAATCCGCAGCAAGGTTACGCACAGCCTGACTTTGACCATCCGCCTTTTTAATCAATCAACCTAGCGCCAGAAATGGCGCTTTTGGAGTTACTTGTGGAAATAGTAAACTGGAATCTTGCACCTAAAGATGCGACATTTTTTGCGTATGGGTTATTTAGAAAAGTTGGCGGAACTTGGCATTTTGACAAAACTGGCGTTAGTGGCGAATGGAAAAGTTCAAGCAGGCCACAACTGCATTTTTATGATGCAGATGATTATTGTGAGCTGAATAAAGAATGGCCAGCAACAGACGAAAGAATAGACCGAATCGGCAGAGATAGGACGACAGAAGATATGGGGCACTACGACGACATCAGAGAACAGCACGAGGCGCAACCAGCAGCGCCGCAAGCCAACAAATACGACCGCACCATCATAGGTAAGTACGGCAGCGGCAAATGCGTTGTTGACGTCTACAGAGTCCTTAATGCGTTTCCGACTGGATCGCCTGAGATTGACCACGCTATTAAAAAACTACTTGCTGCTGGCAAGCGCGGCGCGAAGGATGAGTTGCAGGATTTGAAAGAGGCGATACAGAGCATTGAGGCTCGGATTAGTTATTTGAATGAACTAGGCGCTTAATGCGCCTTTTTTGTATCTGCAAAAAAAATAATTGAAAATAATATTGACGCGGCCATTATTGGCCTCTATATTGAATCTATCGAAACAACAAACCGGAGAGAAAAATGAAACAAAAAGACCTATGTAACAAAATCGGAATCGCAGACCGCTCGTTTCGTCGATTGTCGCCAGCTAAGCGCAAGCAGTGGCAAGTTCTAGCAGATAAGGGTCGTACAGCAGCGTGGTATGATGTTTTAGCGCAACTGTGCTTTACTGTTGACGCATTCAATTCGCCTTCATTTGATAACGAGTGGGTTTGGCTGCAAGCTTGTGGCCCGCTGTCATCAATTACACACTTCAAAAACGGTAAATCGTTTCGGTGTATTGAGATTTACAGTCACGACCAACTAACGCAAGCCCTGCAATACGTGCAGAGTTTAAACAAATAGCCAAGTAAGCTGTCTGGCACTTTTCGAGGTGCATATGAACTACATTGATTATACAAGTGAACGGATAAAATCAGGAGAGCTGGAAATGCAAGAAAAGCCACTGTACAAAATTAACGGCGCAACACCAAAGCCAAAGCGCGACTGGCTAGCTGTAGCGTGTTATGTCGTAATGATTGCGGTAACTGTTGCCGCATATGTTGGGCTTGTTTACAGGGAGGTTTTATGAGATACGACGATAAATCAACCGCAGAGCGTTTAGCCTTTGCATCCTTCTGGCTTGGCTGTGTTGCTGTTAGCCTTTTTATTTGGTGGGCGGTGTTATGAGCAAGTTTCTGTTAGAAGCCAAAACCAGCGTAATCGCAGCGCAAGACCGCTTGCAACTTTACGCGGCAACAGATTGGATGTGTGAGCAAGGTCGCTTTAATTTCGACATGCAGTTGAGCTATGGCGAAAACGCACTAAATGCGATGGCGCAATCAAAGCCAGCAGTTGCAGAAGTTTTAAATCTGGCGCAAAAGCGGATTGATGCTTGGGAGTTGATGGTATGACACAGCGCACAGATAAGGAGCTGCTTGAGTTGGCGGCTAAGGCTGCGGGAATCACTGTTTTAGACCATGAATATGAAGATTGCAGTGGTTTTACATACAGATTGAGCGAACACCAAAAGCCGATTGATTCTTTTAATCCGCTTAATGACGACGGCGATGCGCTTAGGTTGGCGGTTAAGCTAAGCGCCCTCGTTGATATTAACAACGGCAAAACTGCGTGCGTCTTGCTTGGTCCTGAAACTGACAGCGTTCAACACGATTCCGACCCATACGCCGCAACACGCCGCGCAATAGTCAGAGCAGCCGCAGAAATTGGAGCTAAGTTATGAACATCAAGCACCATTTAAACCAAGCCATAGAAGAATACACCCTAACGCACATGCACTTGCCAACGGTATTACGTTGCACATACGACGTCAGAGCAGACCTAGAGCGCCACAACGCGCTGCCTGATGATATGGAGATAGAACACGTGGACGCGCCATATTCTGTGCTAAGGGTGCTGTGATGATTAACCCAAGCGCAGTATTTGAAATAAAACCCGCGTACAAGCCGAAGCCTGTGTTGATTAGGATTAGAGCTACGCAGAAAGAAGTGGCAGCAAGACCTTGTGCAAATGGCTTTGCATTGGTTAACGGTGACTTTGTTCATCATAAGGCGGCGAAGGTCGTGAGATTATTGGAGGAAGCGTAATGGATATTTTGTTAAAAATTAATTTAACACTGACAGTTTTGTTTTTCTTGTGCGGAGTTTTTAAGTCTGATAGACAAGGAATAAACAACCCGTTTGATTTATTTATCGTCTTGTCGTTTTGCTTTTTGATTGTTGCTTGGCCTACTTATGTTTTATGGTGGATTTGGTCATGAACAACTGGCTAGGTCTACTGCTATTCGCAGCGCTAATCGCCGCCATCATCGGAGTGGCGCAGTTGATACACAACTTGGAGCATAAAAATAATGATTAGACCAAATTACTGGCTTACCCGCCAGCAACAGCGCAAGGCGTATTACAAGCAGCTCATCAGGTCTTATGCAATGCTTGCTGCTGTGCTGGTTTTTGCGATTGCCTTGTTGGTTGTTTCGTTATGAACCCTATCGACTCCATCCCAAGCTTTACAAAAATAAACTTCGCAAAGCTAAGAGCTAAAAAGTTTAAGCCAATAAAACCATCGATGGCAAAAAGAAAGATGATGGCGTCTTACCTTGTGAGAATTGGCTTTAACGTGGCTGAAGCTTGCCGCAGCGTAAAGCTTTCAACAGACGATTACTATGGAAGAAAGAAATGATACCAACAACTGAAGACATTCCGCTGATAATTCAGCTATACAACGACCTGCCAATCAGGACGATTGCATACAAGTTTGACACGACGCCGCGCACCATCTCGAAGATACTGAAAGCAAACGGGGTTGTTGTGGACAGAAAAGTTATACACAAAAAAATCGTCGCGCTACTAACAAGTAATGTTAAGTACAGCATTGATGATGTTGCATGCTTAGTCGAATGCTCTCCATGGTATGTGAAAATGGTCAAAAAAAGCATGGGTTTAACAAGGGAGGCGACAAAGAAGTTAGATGCGAATGACTTCAAGCCTGTCCGATTGGTTCAAAGCCTAATTGCACTCAAAGAAATGAGCATTCCAGAAGCGTGCGAAAGCGCTGGAATCACTGTCAATACGTATTATTATCGCAAACGGATTATGCGCGAAAACATCCGCAAGGCTTCTTAGCTGTGCGGCTGGAAGATGAAAGCCCTCGGTTGAGGGCTTTTTGTTTTAGACTAATTTCTTTAGCGCAGAAATCCATTCAAGCGATTCAGCTACATGACCAGCTTCTGTTGGATGCACGTCATCAATGCACCACTCTGGAAGCTTATAGCCGCCAGTGTCTACAAGATAGTTTGTATAGACAGCATCCCTGTCAATTAACAAGCATCTGTTATTTAAGCAGTAACTCTTAATCTGCTGAACAAACTGCCTGCGAAAGCCTTCATCAGTTGAGTTCAGGCCATTGCGCGGCGCTGGTGTAACCAATGCCGGAATAACACCAAACTGCTCACATGCAGAAATAAAAACACCGATAGATTGTGCAACGCTAATGGCTTGATCTGCTGCGTATGTCCCTGAATTGTTTACACTCCAAGGGCAAAAGGCCGCAATTGTTGGCCTAGCACCTTTTTCTAGGTAGTTTAAAAAGTTACCTAAGTAACCAGCAACAACATCAGGGAGCGTTGTGCCAGAGCCATGAACTGCCGCACCAGACAATCCGCCGTTTGCAAATCCTATTTTATATCCCTCTGATTGTAGTTGCTGAACAGCAATGAACGCTGCACCATAAGCGGTCGAGCCTGTCGCCGCTGGCCCACTGTTTGCTCCGGCCATAATGCTGTCGCCAACAGTCAGAAGGCTTGCGGTTGGAGTTTCATAATCAACCTCCAACCAAAAGCCACTAGCAAACCCATTCTCTGTAAATGTCGCGGATGTTAACGTGAAATCACCAGACGTTGACGCAATAGCTGTTCTTACCTTGTATTTTTCGTCAGTCGTGTTTGAAGATCCGCCAACATTCATTCGATTTCCAACTGCCGCCGTACCATCTTGGAAAACTCGCAGCATCAATATAAATCCGTCACCATCAGCTCTTGGTAAAGGGTTGACCGCTTTCCATTCGCTAACAATCTCAGACTGCACCACATTATCTGTGCCGACAAGTATGGCTGCCGCTGGGATAGTCGTAGCTATATTGAAAGCCCTGAAAGCAGAAACCGTTCCGCTAGGCACGAATGGATTTGTGATATTTGCGGATGGAGCGACAGACGCCTTCACGCCGCTGATTGCTGATGAAGATACGTTGATAAGATGCAGTCGAACCCGAGCAGGCCGAGACTGCAAAATAACAGTGGTCGCCTGTGTAAAGTTTTGAACACCAGCTACGGCCCTGACTTGCCCCCCAACTTTTATCATCCCTCTGTTTTTATAGACGCCAATCAACCCATTAACCGCATCAGACAAATCCCCATAACCAGCAGGAGCGCCAGGAGTATTTGGTATTCCTTTTAAAACAATCTCATCAGATACCAACCGAGGAATCTGAGTATAATTCTTACCGTTTATACGTGTTTTGGTAGTCATGGCTTAACCCTTATCGCGCAAGCGCTGCGCGTATCGTCTAGCGTTAATCAGCGCTTGTTTAGCTGATAGCGGAGTTGGAGTATTATCTCTTAGTTTGCTTGGCATAGTTATCCCGCAATGCGTCGTATTCTGCTTGACATTGTAACCCAGCTAGTCTTGATTCTCCAACAAGCTTAACCAGCGCTCCCGCTCTTTCATCAGCGCTTCTGAACAACTCGGCAAGCAAAAGTCTGTCAGTGGCGGCTGCTGCGCGCTCTGCGATAGGGCTGGTATATTCAGTGGCTCTACTTGTGCGACTTTGCAAGGCGATGCGCAAGCGCTCACCAATATCGTCAAGCTTGCGGTCAGTATCAGCTTTTTCACTGCGTAGCTTTTTGTATTCATTGTTGATAACCTCTTGTTTGTCGCGCCATTTCTGCTCAGTTTGTCGCGCTATTGCTTGCGCTTGTGCTACTTGCAGCGCATCTGCAGCATCCCGCTCAGCCCATTTAGCCTGCCAATGGTTGTTGGTTACCCAATGGCTTGCATAGCTAGTTGCCAAGCATAATATCAGCACGATGAAAGGCGCGTATTTTTGTAACATAGTCTCGTGTTTCCTTCGCATGCTTGCCAGTTATTAAGTGTAGTTTATCAGCAACAGGTTGCCATTCAGCAGGATTGCCAGCCAAGCGCTGTGCCTTGATGATATTGCCGCTTCCTGCATTGTAAGACGCCATCGCAAGGTTGTGCCGCTCAAAATCAGGCCGAGGCGCTTTAAACGTGTTGCGCATTCTTGCCATGTAAAAAGCTCCACTCATCAGATTGACTTCAGGGTCAAATGCGCTTCCCTTAATGCCTGACTTTTCGGCAATCTCTTTAAGCGTTGCAGGCATGATTTGCGCCAACCCCTGAGCGCCAACAGGTGACACTGCATTTGGCTTGAATGCGCTTTCTGCTTTAATCTGCGCTCTCCATAGCCGCCAATCAACTGACGGCATGAAGGTGTTTGCACTGCGCTCAATCAATCGGTCGTATTGACTAGCCGAAGATGAGAGCGGCAACCATAGCGAAACTGAGATAGCGCAAACCGTGGTACAGTGCAGCAGCTTTGGAATCACCATTGATTGTCTCCATCAAGTCATGCTTGTAAACGCCAAGCATAAACAGCCCGACATGATGCGCGATGTTTAGCGCCACTGACACAAACATGAACGCCACGATTTTAAGGATGAATCCATAAACCACAGCTTGCATTGTTAAGTATTCTTCGCCCGTGATACTTGCTAGCCATTCAATCATTCTACGCGCCTCGCAATAGCCCAAAAGTCTGACACTGTAGCGCCTGACTTGTTAGGGAATGAATTAGTGATAACGTTGACCATCTCAGAGCAGTTGTGAGCATCAGGCGAGCCAAGGTGAATGCGCAGAACTCGCACAATCCACAGCGCGCCGATTGTTGCTTGGAAGTCGTATTTTACCTTGTCTGACACCATTCTTTCACATACCGCAATCGGGTCTTTGTTATAGCACTCAACTTCTCTAATCCGCCATGCCGAATAGCGGTTTTTAAAGTCATCAATATGCGTCTTGATAACGCCCTTGCGCCGACCAAGCCGACCGCGATAACGCATGCCAACTGACTCGTAGACCCATTCGCCACCATCATAAATGGCAACATGGCTCCACGGGCTAATATCGAAAAACCTAATCAGCAATCCAACTAGCTTGCTAGACCGCCCGAATATAATCTTTACTCTCGCCATCTCTCAAGCTCCGTGACTGGTGGTGATAGTATTTGTGATGCCCGACCTGCTGCAATCAATCCGAATTGCTCCAACGCATTGACTGCATCCACAGTGTCTTTGCGCGACAGGTCAATGAAGGTTGCAGAGTCAACCAAGTCTTGGAAGTCAAACACAACAGGATTCGCAGCCGATGCTGTCCTGATTGCGATTCTTTCATCCTGGCTGAATCTCTGCTTAAAACCTAATTTGGTAATGCGCATATCACTAGCTCCGAAAAGCTTGATGGTATGCGCTTGCGATTGGATAAACTCCATTATTCAATCGCCAATGCGCAGTATTGAACAGAAACGGTGTCAGCAGTTGACCGCTGCAAAGTCAGTGTGATTGACGTATTGCAGATAATCACCGGAGACTGTGCAGAGCTGATGCTGCCGGACGTAAGCTGCATTCCAAGGAAAGGAATTGGCGTTCCTGTGCCTGTTGATGCGCCGCTGACCACATTAACGCCGTCAACGTTTAGCGTTGCCGTCATCGTTCCGACTGAAGGGTTAGCGCATTGGATTTGCACAAACGTCAAAGCCCACCGCCCCGTAAGTGCAATCACCTGTGTTGGAGATGATACGTTTAGGGAGCCTGTAGAGATGCCGCCGATGCCATATTGAGCGCTAAAGCTCTGCCCAGCCTTTAGCACAATAGATGAGCCGCCAGCGCCTAGTAAGTTTTTTAAGTTAGCAACAGCCATTAGTTAAGCTCCCATCTTGTGCCGTTTGATATAAAAATACACGAAAAGCCGACATTTAGCACAACCCCCGTGTAGTCAGCCGCGCTAAGTGACGTTGTGCCAAATCTGATAACGTCAGCGCCTGAGGCGTTGATTGTTGGATTTACGTCAGGGTCATGAACAATAAATATCTTGTCGCCTGAATTGGTTGTTGATGCTAGCGGTAACGTGAATGGGCCCGCAGCCGTTAATCTGTAAAACCGATTCTTAGCCAACGCACCTGAAGCGATATTGGTAATCGTCGATTGGTCAGACAGTGCAGCAAAGCCATCAATTGCAGGCTCCCAAAACGCCGAGCCTAAAACCGGAGCAGCGCCAGCAGTTAGCACTTTTGAGCGCCACAGAAAGCCGCTAGTGTCCTGAATCACTGTGTTGGCTGGATATGTTTCACTGGCATTGTAAACGCGCAGCAAGCGTATTTCAGACCACCAAGCTGGTGATGACACTGGGTCACGATTAAGGTTTGGCTCTTGAATAGCGACGTAGTAGCGGTCGTTTGATGCCACGACCACGTTACCTGTATCGTAAGTAATGCCGCTTACCCAATTAGTCCACGGCACTCTATCTGAGTTGTCGCCGCCAACAGGGTCTTTATCCCAAATAACGTTATCAAGCGAATCCTTCAGAATTACCCGATAGGTGCCGTTAAGCCAAATGTCAACCGATGGGCTGCCGTTAACAGCAAGAATCACCGGATTAGTGTTAGGCACTGCAAGCGAGCTGTCTGAGTAAGTGTTTTTCAATACAAGCGTAGACGGCTCATAGAAAAACAACTTGCCAGCGTTTAGCGGCACGCCTAGAGAGTCGAAGTATTGTACTTGTGGTGATATGTATCTTGGCATTATCTAGCCTCATCTTCTTCTGAAGTTTCAAGGATAAAGTTTACAGCACCGACCGAAGAAAGTTTAGCTTTATCTGAGTCAGACAAAGTGTTAGCCCATGCGTTGTATTTCTTGCTTCTTTGCAGCAGTTTGTTTGCCGCCTCTATTCGTGCTGCTTTTGCTTTTCCGCTAACAAAGCCAGCCTCAACGCCTTGTCGAATTGCTTGAGCAAGTGCGGGGTCAGATAGTAAGTCTGATGCGGCTTTAGCTCTATTTGTACTGGCTGAGATAATGTCTTGCACCACTCCGCCAGCCAAGCCTTTGGTTGCAACGTTTGCCGCAGTCCCAGCAGCTTTTCCTGCTAGGTTGCGCAAGAT